CATCAAAAACATCGGTGGCGCTTCTACCTCGGTGACAAAAGATGTGAACCTCCTACGTAATGCCCTCGGCGCAGCCTTCACCGTGGGGGCGATACAAGGCATCCGCAAACTCGCGGATGAGTTTATTGACGTTCAAAACCGCATCCGCCTGGTCACGAAGACCACGGAGCAGTTGAACGCTGTCCAGCAAGAACTTTACAACCTGTCTATTCGGACGCGGACAGGCATCTCGGAAAATGCAAGGCTGTTCTACCGGCTATCAGTATCGACCGGCGATTTGAATCTGTCATACAGAGAACTGTTGAACATCACTGAGACAGTAGCCCAGTCTATTATTGTGTCCGGCGCAAATGCGCGGGAGGCATCCAATGGCGTGATACAGTTCTCGCAAGCAATGGCGGCGGGTGTCCTGAGCGGGCAGGGGCTAAAGTCTGTAGTCGAATTTATGCCGCGTATTGCCAAGGCCATCGGTAAAGAGTTCGGCGTGGCAGAGAAAAGCCTGATTGCTTTTGCCCGCGCAAACCCCGGCCTTCTTACAACTGAGAGGATTATTAAAGCTATACGGGACTCAGCGCCCGAGATCGCCGCCGAGTTTGAGAAAGTCACTCCTACGGTGCAGCAATCTTTTACCGTCCTGAGAAACGAACTCTCACGCTTTGTGGGAGGTATTGGGCAAAGCATCGGGCTAGGCCGTCTGTTCGCAGATGTAGTAAAAGTGATAACTGACAACCTAGAAGAATTGGCTATCGCTCTCGGCGCTATTGCCATCATCGGTGCTTTCAACATACTGACATCCACGGTGCTCGCCTTTGGCTCCACGCTGAGAGGGGCATTGGCCTTTGCCACCCGTGGCTTTATCCAGCTTGGTGCGGCGATGCTTGCTATCGGGGCAGCGCCTTTCCGCATAGCCTCCGCAGGGATAGTGCTCATGACCGGAGCACTGAGAAGTGCGATGCTCGCCACCCGCGCGCTGGTAGCCTCAATGTCGGTACTAGGGCTTATCTTTGATCGCGGCGGCATCGGCTATCTACTGTCCAACGCCTTTATTCTCGCGCGCGCGGCAGTTATGTCGTTTGGCCGCGCCCTGCTGGTCGCCTTCGCTCCACTTGCGCTGAAAGCGGCCATCGTCGGCGGGCTGATCGCACTTTTTATCACCTTCCGCAAAGAGATCGCGCAGTGGGCGAGCGGCTGGATTTCCGCAGCCAAGGACGTTCTTAATAAAGGGCTTCGCCCGCTCGCGGCTTTTGCCAAAACGCTCGTCACCAGTTGGGAACTTGTGGTGCCCGCGATTAAGGACATCATGATACGCGCGGCCAACGCTGTGATCGAAGCCACGGTGGGCATGATTAACGGCGTCCGTAACAACATGGCCGGGTGGATAAACTTCTTGAGCGGGAAAGAAGTAATCAAGATAGGCGATATGATCTCGGTCGATGACAAACTGATCGAAAATACTGCCGCCGGCGCCGCAGCCGCGTTCGCCAATGCTTTCAATACTACTTTTGAAGGCATGGCGGGCACAGATATTATCTCGGACATGGTGGATTCCGGCATCGAGAAATTCGGAGAACTGAGAGATTTCCTGAAGACCTTCCGCACAGATAACATCGTTGGCGCGGAACTACAAAAGCTTCTCGGACAGGTGCCCGACATCATGACCGGCGACACAGACATAAGTGGTAAGAAATCACGCCGCTATTCGTTTGAAGACGTGCGCCGCGAACTCGAAGGACAAATCTCGTTGATCGGGAAAGAGGGCATTGAACGCGAGAAGCTACAGAAAGTCTTGCAATTCGAGAAGCGCCTGAAAGCCGACCTCACCGGTGGACAGCGCGAATACGTCATGTCTATGCTGGACGTGATAGAGAAGAGCAAGATCAAGAAAGAGATCGACGATGAGATCAATGGGGCTACACTGAAACTTACTCAGAGCATAGGTGCCCTCGATGATCTTATGCACGACCAGGCTATCACGGCGGAGCAGTATGCAAAGAAACTGCGTGAGTTGAAGATAGAGGCGCTTGGGTTCTCTAACACTTTGGCAGACGGGGTAAAACGAGGTATGCTCCGCATCGAAGCTGAGATAGCGGACAGCGCGAGCCGCGTTGAGTCAGTCATGACCTCAGCGTACCAAAAATACGCGGCTCCACAGCTTTTGCTACGTGACGGCATAGCTGGTCTTGACGCTTTGATGAAAGACCAGATCATCACCGTCGAGCAATACAACGATGCTCTGCGCGATCTTCGCATCGAAGCCCTCGCAGTTGGCAAAGACCTTGAATCTGGCATCCGGCGCGGCCTGTTGGAAATCTCTAAACAGTTTGAGAACGTGGCCGATCTCGCAGCGAACACACTGGTCGATGCGTTCAAGAGCGCGGAAGACGCGCTGGTGCAGTTCGTCACAACCGGCAAAACGGATTTCAAAGGACTGGTTGATAGCATTTTTAACGAACTCACGCGCCTCGCGATTCGTCAATCCATCACCGGCCCGCTTGCATCTCTAATGCAGGGCAGCGATGGACAGGGCGGCGGACTCGCGAATATCCTGACGAGCATGTTCAGCCGTGGTAGCGGGAGCGACTGGATTACGAGCGCGACATCAGGTATCGGTGGCATGTTCTCCAAACTATTCAGTTTCCTGCCGGGCTTCAAGGATGGCACCGACTTCATGGTTGGCGGCTCCGGTGGGCCGGATAGCCAGGTTGTTGCCTTCCGCGCCTCNCCGGATGAGCGTGTTACGGTGACGCCCAAAGGTAAGCCGAGCGGCGGCGGCGGAGGCACCNTCAACATGTATATTCAAGCGCAGGACGCGAANAGCTTCCAGCGGTCGCANGGACAGATATTGGCAAAAATGCAAGCNGGTCTTGACCGCGCCAACAAGAGGAACAACTAATGGCGTTTCACGACATCCGTTTGCCGGAAGATATTGAGCGCGGCGCGCAGGGNGGCCCGGGCTTCAAGACCACGATCATGACGCTGGCCTCCGGCCACGAAAAGAGAAACATTGATTGGCAGCGCACAAGAGGCAAATGGGATATTGGCTACGGGATTCAAGAGAAAGCCGACCTTAAAGCGGTCATCGACTTTTTCTATGCGAGGCAAGCCCGCGCCCACTCATTCCGGTTTAAGGATTGGAGTGATTANCATNTAGGCGACCCGTACACTGACACCCCGCAGATATTCGCAGAGGGCAACGGGGTACTGCTACAGTTCCANNTCGAGAAGCATTATACCTCCGGCGGATATACTTTCGTCAGGCCGATAACNCGTATCGTTGCGGGCAGTGCGCGCGTATTNGTCAATAGCGTTGAACTACTGTCAGGCTGGACGATAAACACATCAACCGGCATCCTCACGTTCTCATCTGCGCCCGCAAACCTCTCGCAGATTGCAATATTCTGTGAGTTCGATGTGCCAGTGCGCTTTGACATGGATAACCTTGAAATCAACATGGAGACTTTTGAATCGGGAACATTCCCGCAACTGCCCGTGGTGGAGGTTAAGGACGAGTAATGAAGTCAATCTCTAGCCCGCTCAGGGGTCATCTAGACCTGACGGTAACAACGCTGGCAACGATCTGGCGCATTACCCGCATGGACGAACAGGAATTTTTCTTTACCGATCACGATGTAGACCTTTTCTTTGACGGGAATTGGTATCGCGCGGACAAAGGATACTCCCGCTCGTCGATCATGAACAATGCCACCCTCTCCGTGGATAACCTCGACGTACTCGGAATCTTCGATAGCGACGAGATCAAAGACGAAGACATCCGCGCCGGTCTTTTTGATTACGCAGAGATTAGGGTTTCTCTTGTCAACTGGGCCGATCTTTCGCAGGGCGAATTGAAAGCCAGAAGAGGGCACCTGGGCGAGTGCATCTTGTCACCGCAAGGCTGGTTCAAAGCTGAACTGCGCGGGCTTACACAGAACCTCGCGCAGTATATCGGACAGGTATATCAAGCTGAGTGCCGCGCCGATCTTGGAGATAGCAAATGCCGGGTTCCTATTCGCCCGCCACTGTGGACAGCGGTGACATTAAAGGAAGAAGGCGACTACATAAGAGTCATCCTAGACACGGGCNTTACGGATTTGATTTCAGGCGAGCCTCTACAGGAAGCGTATCAGAATAAGGTTTTCCGCTGCNTCAGTCCAGGGTACACCAGCCCGACAGNGCCGACCTTCGACGATACNGTTGGAGAGGAAACTCCCGAGATCGNCCAGCCCGCGTTCAACCTTTTGAACTTCACCGGCAATCCGAGTAATAACCAGACCTTCACAGTTGATGGGAAAGTATATCGCCTACTGGATACTCTCAGCGATACGGACGGATACATANAACGCGGCGCTAACTTGACGGACACGATAGCAAATATAATGGCGGCACTCACCCTCGGCGCGGGAGCGGGTACTCTATATGCTGCGTCCACCACGGCGCACACAACGGTTACGTTCTCGTTGAATAGCTCCACNTCTATCCGGTGCGAGGCAATTACACCCGGCGCGGCTGGCAACCTTATCGTGACAACAGAAACGCTGTCTTTCGCGTCCTTCAGTAACGGNTTACTCCAAGGCGGCGTGGANGGCGCGNTATGGGTGGCNGAGGAATCATGGACACGCCATGCTGAAGTNACCTCGGTTATCTCGCAGGANGTGTTCGAGATNNCCGTCGATGANAGCCGCGCCGNNNATGATTGGTTCAACGGNGGNGGNTTAATTTTCGAGAGCGGCAACAACGCGGGTTTTGCAGTCGAGATACGCTCTTGGACGGCATCAAACANCCGCGTCACTCTTTTTCTCGATGCCCCCTACCCTATTCAGGTAGGAGATGCCCTCCGCCTCTACCCCGGCTGCGATAAGAGATTGCCGACATGCGTATCTCGTTTTAACAATGTACTCAACTTCCGAGGCGAGCCGTTTGTGCCCGGCCAGGATGAAGTGAGTTCCTATCCGGATGCACAATAATGGTGAGCAGAGATCAAATCGTTGAAGCCGCCCGCCGCTGGAAAGGGACACCGTGGCGTCATCAAGGCCGCACACCAGTAGGTATTGATTGTGCCGGTCTTATTGTATGCGTGGCAAAAGAACTTGGCCTCTCCGACTTCGACACCACAGATTACCAGAGGACAGCACAGCAACATAAATTGCTTGGATATTTCCGTGAGCACATGGATGCGCAGCCGCTAAAGGAATTGAAAGCGGGAGACGTTATACTGTTCCGTGACTCAGCCTACCCGTGCCACGTAGCCATGGTTGCTGAAAAGAACGGGGCGCTGTATATTATCCACGCCCACGCCGAGCGCAGAGTTGTACTTGAAGAGCAGCTATCCGAGCACTGGAAAAGCAAGTGGGTGGCGGGCTTCAAATTTAAAGGGGTTGAATAATGGCTATCCTCGTAGCTGTAGCTGGTGCTGCACTTGGCTCCGCCACAGGGATTGGCGGTAGCCTCGGATGGACAATCGGCGCTTTCATCGGCCAGATGCTCTTCCCGAATAATCAGCGCATTGAAGGGCCGCGCCTTGGCGACCTCACAGTAACGTCATCAGCCTACGGCTCAAACATCCCTATCGGATGGGGAACTGTCCGGATTTCAGGTAACATCATCTGGTCATCTGGCATCAAAGAAAAGCGCAAGAAGAAGAAAACGGGGGGTAAAGGCGGACCGAGCACTACAATGATCTCGTACACTTATTCCGCCGACTTCGCTCTCGCTCTTTGCGAAGGCCCCATTGACGATGTTCTGCGCATTTGGGCAGATGGCAAACTCATCTACGACAAACGCGGTACGGAACTGTCAACGCGCAAGAAAGGTCTTGTCTTCACGCTGTATAAGGGCACCGAGACGCAAATGCCTGACCCCATCATCGCACTGGATAAAGGGGATGAGAATACACCAGCGCATCGTGGCCTTGCTTATATCGTGTTTGATAACCTGGCGCTCGCAGACTTCGGCAATCGCATACCCAATATCACTGTCGAGATCACGTTCAATAAAGCAGTGTCGCGCGTGTTCACGCCGGGTGTCNGGTGGACAGGCGGTGCGTCATCCACTTTTCAGACTGACAAGATCGCGGTCGATTTTGACAGAGGGTTTGTCTTCGNCCGCACGATCAGCCCCTCCGCTGGCTTCCGCCGCTTTAATCTTCAAAACCTGGTTGAAGAGAGGCAAATATTTGCTAACCAGATGATGCCCTCGCCCGGCTTGGGCGAGACAATACGGACATCCTATGCTTTCGGAATAGCGCCGGACGGCGCTCTCATCGCAGTAACAGATGATGGCACTA